AAAGTTCCGTAGGCAGAATGTGCAGACGAATGTATTGAGATAGTTCTTCTCCGGTGAGTTTTTTGATGAGGGCATCCGGGATCTTGCTCCAGCAACGATCAAAAACTGTGTAGACGTTCAATCCGTTTTCGTTCAAAGATTTAACTTGATCACAAATGAAACGACTTCGAACACGGTCGTATTTTCTAATATTAGCCATTTTGATTATCCTGAATTTTTTTCTTTTCTACCCACTTGGTGAATTTTTTCTTTAGTCCGGCATCATCGATGAAATATTCATAGATTGCGCAACGAGAGAGTATCACGTCCGCCGGATTTACGTTCAATGCTCCTCCAGTTCTATACGCCAGTTCGGCCACTCGTTTGCGGTGGATGTTGATTGCAAGTGTCGGATTCATGCCGCGCTACCTTTGGTGAGAACCAGTTCTATATTCTTGAATCCCTCCGCGCTCAGTGCGGCCATCACTCTTCGGTTGTTATTTCGTCCTGAAAAAAATTCGTAGGTTAGTCGTTCGTTTAGATTATTAATTTTTGCGAATGTGCTTACATGTTTGTAACGATATACGATTTCGCGCTGTATCTCTGCGCGTTGTTTGACCGCGCTCATTTTTGTTCTCCGAGGACGTGATCATCGGCTTGAATGTAAACGCCTTCGCGTGAATAGATGTTTATATAAAAATCAATGTTTATGATTGTGACGACTACGTGTAGAAATTGCCGTGAAGAATCATGTTTGCTTAAACGCTTACGCATTTTCAGATTTAAGATTCGCAATCCATTTGCCCGAATCTCTTCTATGTAATTCCAAGGGATGAAGAAAAAAGCCGCGATCCAGTGGAGGGAGATCCCAAAATACGAAGGCATCCAATTCAGTTCAATTTTCTCTGCGCCCATTTGCTTGATTTCTCCTTGATTCTACGGCCCACCCCTCCGATGCTTTCTCTATGCACGGGGTAGCCTGTAGAATTACTATGAAATCAATTTGTCTGATTCAGACAATAAAGCAAGCAAAAAATGTCTGATTCAGACAATAAAAATAAAATAATTTCGAAGCGTTTTTCTGAATTTTTTAAAGCCGTTGGATTGACTCAGGAAGAATTCGCAAAGCGAATTAGGGTCGGTCGGTCGAATATCAGCGCCTGGCTGAATGGAGTTCATGGAATTTCTGGGACGGCTATTACGGCAATGGAGCACGAATTTAAGCTCAACTCACTTTGGCTTCTTTCTGGTAACGGAAATATGTTCATATCCGCTAATGAACCCCAAGATTGGGCAGATTTGGAAGCTGATTGGGAAAGGGGAAATCAAATGAACAAAAATCCAAAACTTAAAAAGCTAACGGAAATGCTTTTTAAAATTGATGAGCGAGATTATTCCGTTGTAGAAGAACTACTAAAACGATTCCAAAAGCCGAACTCATAAGAAAAAAAATCTATTTCGCAGTTACGTATCATCATCTCCAGAGATAAACGTTCTCTCCTTGCTTTTAATAAATGAAACCGAATCGTTTTTCTAAAAATCATTCGAGAATGTTCTTGTTCCTGCTCTAAATTCATCTTTCCAACCCCAATTCCCGAATTTTTTATTATATGCGCTTTAGTATATTTTCTGGTCTGGACAAATCAGGGCATGTCTGCAAAAAAAATCCTTGATTGACACAAAAAACGGCCGATAATTAAACACGATTCGCACACGTGAACCATTCTGTGTCATTTCTGAAAGTTAATGAAAAATTTGCAACAAAAATATGCCCGAAAAAATGATCCTGCCAACAGAATCCGAATTATCCTCGCGGAGACGGGATTTCGACAAAACCAATTGGCCGAGGCGGGGAATGTCAAACCTCCCACTGTAAATGGGTATCTATCTGGCGCGAGGCCCGTGGGATTCGATTTCGCATACGCTCTCATGAAGTCGCTCGGATATAACCCTTTCTGGGTCCTGTTTGGTGATGGTGACAAAAAAGTTCCGCCAGAAATATTCTCAGAGCTTACTACAGAAAATCACAATCACTTTGAGGAAATTGAACGGGATCGCGTCTTTATGAGACAGATCGACGAATCCGGAATGAGACAGAGTGTAGAAAGAATTTTGGAACTCAGTAGGTCTGATAAAAAACTGTTTAGGATTTTTTTCGATCGTCTTTTTCCTGAAAAACATGACTGATTTCTACATGATATTTCTCGATAAGTTCTTTGAGCGAGGCTGTTTCTTTTTTTAGATCTCTTGCAAAATTGTAAAGAAGAGTTTTGATCTTGTCGTCTGTAGTTTTCATAATCGTCTCACATGAGAGGAGACGATTCATTTTCGATTTCTCTCTACTGCACCTTGTCAACGTATACAACAGGATAACGTTTTTCTACATGAGCTACTGCGATCGCTCTTCCATGAATTTGAATATCTCTCGTTCTTGCGACAAGTTTATCAAAATCTTTACCCATCCCTGATGGAATAAACAACAGAAATGTGGCAATCACGTTTTTGTCAAAGTATTCCGCCTCGGCAATTGTGTAGCCGTTCCAATCATCGCCGACTTGGATCCCCTCCCAGTTTGTTAGGTTTGTTTGCAGTTCGTGCGCGTTTCGCATGATTCGGAACTGAAGTTTTCCGTTTACAGTTCCACCTGACCATTTATCCACTCGTTGGAGGGAACGGCATACAAAGTCGAGTCCAACCGTAAAGTATTTCCTGTCGCTTCTCCATTCTCCGGATTCGGTGGTTCCGTCTTCGCATTTGATTTTTCCAGGTCCGTGTTTTTTCCCGTTTTGAAACGATCCTTCGTAAACACACGAAACGGATCCATCCAGATACGTTAGTTTCCCCTTTCCGTGAGGATCCATTTCTGAATTAAAGAATCCTTCGTAATGATCTCCGTTATCAAACCAACTAAAAACCAGTTTAGATGTATCGATTTTTCCGTTGATAAAATACATCGTTGAAATTCTTTCGAGGTTATTTGCTTCATACGCTTTTATTAAACCATGAAATTTTCCGTTTTTGAAATTTCCCTCTCCGATTACACCTTCTTCATTCTGTAATTTCCCTTTCCCATTTTGACAATCCCCTTCGATGCAAACGTGTCTATTCTCTTCCGCCAAAATCGGATTTAAGAAAATGATAAATAAGGTAGTTGTGATACTGATTGATTTCATTTTTTACTCCAGATGAAAACAATCAATATCCAACTGAACTTGACAATTCGAAAACTTGGTTTTCGTCTGCCGTATGGCCAAAAAAAACAACGCAACTTCTCAGAAATCTAATAAACAAAAAGTCAAACAACCCGTAACCGGTTACACGACTGAAGGTTCTCTCTTCAAGAATATCCCAGTAAAAGATTTGAGACAAAAACGGAATCATCCAATACAAACCAATCCGGCAATTCCAAAAGATCCGGAAGACACGATGACACCACAGGAAGTAGCGAAGCTTTTGAAACGGAGTGTTCGACGGATAAGCTATTATCGTCGTGAAGGACTCTTAGGAAAGTTTTGGAAATTTTACGACGGAACGGTTTTGTATTCTCGGATCGGAGTTGAGGAATTTTTTCAAAGTCGTTTTTGTGAGCGAGAGGAATCATAAACGAGCGGAAATTGCGGCACTTGGGGGCCTTCGCTGACGTTGTGCATTCGGTGTTTTCCATGTTAGTCTATTGGCAACATGGAAGAACTAAAAACACTTTTACAATTCGATCACCTCTCTCTATTTTTCATTTCTATCATTCTTTTCTTTTCGGTTCTGTTGGTATATAGGAAACCGCTGGGACAAATTTTCGGACTTCTTTCAAAATTGATTATAAAACGTCTCGATTCGAAAGAAACGATTTCCGTGGTTCAAATTCAAACCGGCTCTCTTCCCGGAGCGCGGTTCATCCAAGAACATGTAACATCTATTCAGTTTATTAACTCGTTGCGCGTTCGTGATTCTGAAAAGTTTTACGATTTTCTCTTCAGTCTTGTCAGTGAAGTTCGTGCAAGATTAGGCAACCCCTATCCAAACGTTCGACTAACGTTCTCTCTTTCGAATGTTGACTACATATCCTCGGCGGCAGTCAGTGCGCTCTCACGGATCCTAATCGATGTGGCTCAGAAAAACGGAATTTTTCTAAACATAAACTTTCCGAAGGATCGATTCAAAAATCACGTCACTAATTTTCAAATACTCGCTGGGGCCGCGGAACACGTTTCAATTTCTACCGATCATGGAGGCTGTTGAGTGAAAAGGATTTTGGCAATACTTTTACTTTTAGGTGCGTGTGCGGTTTTCCAAACACTTCCACCAACACTGAAAGAAGACAGTAGACAAATTCAGGAAACCAAAACGGCTTTGAGCGAAGATCGTCCCGGAGCAAAGGACCGGGCTCTCTCGGAACTGGATCGATGCGATGCCCGTAACATCGAAAACGCGAGGGAGATACGACGACTAAACGAAGAGTTGAATCGTTGTAACGTATCGAACGAAAAGAAGGACGTGCAATTAACTAAGGTATCGAAAGAAGCCGGAAAAGGCGAAGGGATTCGTTGGACATATTACGCAATCCTTGGATTCGGAATCTTTCTTCTTCTCGCTTTTGTCTTGGTTGCTGCCTCGATTCTTGCATTGAGACGAAACGGTCTTCCTGTTGTAAGTAGTTTGTTAGGAGGAAAACAATTGTGATTCAAATTTTAGAAACTTTAAAGTCTGCTTCTTTCGAAATCCAAAAACATTTTCTTGATTTCGACGCGATCAAAAAAACGCAAAGCTATTGGAACGATTCAACTCTTTCGAAAGTAAAAACGAATCGTATTGGATCGGACTTAATTATCTCAGGTCTCGCGCCGACCCCTTCCGTTGTTGAACCGACATTCTTTTGTCCGGTGGATGAAGCTCATATAACGTCGCCATTTGGATGGAGGACGTTGAATATAAACGGAAAACCTTCGAAACAATTTCATCTTGGAATTGATTTGGGTGGCATAAATGAAATTCAGGCCCCCGAGGACTGCGTTATCAAAACAGTTCTCAAGAGAGATGAAACGTATCCGGTTCGATTTCGCTACGAAAACGGAACTTGGATTGATTTGATTTCTACGAGAAAAATTCCTAAAGATCGCGCGTGGACTCCGTATGTAATCGCTGTTGGAGTTCACACAAAGAATCAATACAAGTTCAAACACGTTCAGCCTAACGTCTCCGTTGGACAACGCTTAAAGGCCGGAATGATCGTAGGAAAATCTGGAAACCTCGGTTATTCGATGGGACCGCATTTGCATTTCGAAGTTTGGCCGTGGAACGAAACGAAACGGTCATGGCCAGCCCCTATGGACCCGGCGAAGTTTTTAAAATCCAAAAATCTAATATAAGGAGTATCAAATTTATGGAACTTTTAACTCAGGCCATCTTCGGACTATTCATTCCGCTCTACGTGGCTCTCGTATTGTTTCTGAGTCAGTGGGCGTTCCGTTTCTTCAACGCCGAATTTGTCCACCGTGATAAAGCTCGGTTTGTTTTGTTTCTCGCTACTGTAATCGCAATCCTCTTCGAATTGGTAAGATTCGTTTTAGGCGATTCTATCCCTGAACTTGGATACTATGCAGTGATTCTCTTGCTGAACTTTTGTTTTACGACAACGTTTTACGAAGTTCTTATGAAGCGAGTATTCGCGGCAATCAATTACGCTCACGACGCTCCGGTCGCATTGGAAGAACAGCAGGATTAGGATTCGAAAGAGAATAGAAATGAGCACAGAGCCAGCCATACGAGAACGTGCATTTTTTCTCTACGTAATCTCCGGTTCCGGATCTTCGAAAAATAGCGTCGCTAAACAAATCCGTTCTGAGTATGGAACAAAAACAACGGCAAAAACAATAGATGAATGGTCGAAGGAAAAAGACACGGATGGCCTAACGTGGAATGATAAACGGAACCGTCTCGTCGTAAGAGCAGAGAAGAGAGTCGAGGTCATTGTAGAAGACAGGTTAGTAGAGATAAAGAGTCGGACAAAAAACATAGTCGATTCTTTGTATACGATGCTTATGGACAAAAAAGCTCCTGGACTAACGAGCTTTGAGAATGCGGTCTATGCGTTTAAAAATCTTTCAGAGTATGAGTTGAAACTGAATCGTATGGATGGTGATCGTTTGCATCCTTTGACGATCGTGAATGCAATTTTTGAAGTATTACAAGAGTGCGAGCCAGTTGCAAAAGTGATCCAAGAGCATTGGGATAAGAGTCTTGCGGTTCGAATTCATGAAAAAATTGGATCCTTATAGAATTAGACATGCCCATTGATCGTGAAATATTAGAGTCGATCCGAGAAGCGGGGACAAAACGGTTTTCTAAAATCAAAAAATCCGATCGTGTATTGTATGGAAAAGAACATGGAAAAGATTCATTAGGAGCGTTTGCACGCTTTATTGATCCAAAATTTGAAGACCCGCTTCATATAAAATCAATCATTCATCTTCTCGAAAAAATGGAGAAAGGAGAAATCCAAAGAAGCATTATTAACATGCCACCGCGAAGGGGAAAGAGTCAAATTTGCACTCGAATATTCCCCGCTTGGTTTATTGGTAGGCATCCGGATAAAAACGTAATATTGCTTTCCTATTCAGATGAGAAAGCCGCGCGTTTTGGTCGTTGGGTTCGAGACTGTGTAGAATCAGAACGATTTTCTCAAATTTTTCCAAAAGTAAAAGTTCGTCCTGACATGAGAGCGGCTGCTGAATGGGAAACAACATCTGGAGGACTCGTCTTGAGTGCAGGACTCAAGGGAGGATTCAACGGAGACGGCGCAGATTTGTTAGTTGTCGATGATCCGTATAAGAATCGAGAGGAAGCGACATCGGAGGTAATCTCTGAAAAAATCATCGAGAATTTTATGTCTGTTGGAGAAACGCGTCTTTCTCCTAACGGGATTATCTTGATTCCTCATACTCGTTGGCTGCGCAATGATCTTACCGGAAGATTGATCGGAGAAGATAAGGAGTCCGAAAGTGAAGCTGTTTGAGCCTGAGATAAGGGGTGAATGGCATGTTTTACGTCTTCCCGCTATTTTAGAAGACGGGACTTCTCTTTGGCCCGAACGATTTAAAATTGAAAATGTTTTGAAACTGAGGTCTCGGATTGGAGAAACCCGATTCAGTGCTCTTTATCAACAAATTCCAATGGATGTTGTCGAAAGAATTTTCAGTGACCCGAGATATGAAGAAGCTCCGAAGGACATTAAAATATTTGCGTTTTGGGACCCTGCATTTCGAACAGCAGAAAAGAAGAAAGACTTTAATGGTTTTACGGCGGGCGGATCAAGTGATGGAAAATTCTATGTGATCTCGGGTGAAATTTGGAGAACTAAACTTGGGGAATCATATGATCGAGTTGAGAAGCTCTGCAAACAGCTTCACGTTTCTAAACTCTTTATTGAAAATAATAAAGGCGAAGACGCCTTAGAAATAGAAATGACACGTCGCGAAATTTCAAGTAAGGGAATTACAAGTAAGGGGGACAAGGATTTTAGAATTCAGCAATATGCAAAAATGAACTGGGAGAAGATTCGTTTTTCTAAATTTGTCTCGCTTAAATATATTAAACAAATTCTTGAATATTCGGATGTCGTTGAACGCCACGACGACGCTCCGGATTCGTTGGCTGGACTGATAAGAGAAACTAAGTTCGGCCCCCAGGCGGAAGGAATGAAAAACCGGATCGGATTTTTCGAAATGCTCTTAAACGAAGGGAGATGGTAACCAATGGCTCGCAAGCGTCGCAGTTATTATAAAAATCTTGGAATCGACACCTCGGTTCACGTCGCAAAATTGGACGCCTCCGAAGCAGAGGTCCGGCTTGACACTTTGATGCACATAGCCAGTGGGAAAGGAATTGTCGGGCGTGACAAACTCCGTGGAATATCAGCGAACCCGATCCGTATCATGCCTGGAAATTCCCGCGCGTTATACGAATCGAATGGATTCATGGCAAACATCGTCGACTCTGTAGCCGAAGACGCAACCAGGGAGTGGATCGAAATCGAAACAAACCGTGATGTGGATAATCCAGACACAGGAGAGAAAGGACTCAATATATCTCGAATCCTTTTGAATGAGATGGAGGAATTTGATCTGAGAGGGAAAATCGAGGAACATATCCGTAATTCCAGGATGGATCATGGAGGATCGATCCTATTTTGGGGAATAAAATCGGATATACCTCAAACCGATTCCGTTCTTTCTCAACCGCTTCCGGAAACGATTCGAAATCTCGATTTTATCAACGTCATCGATGCCGGTCGGTTTTCTATCAGACGAAAATCCAGTGATCCGCTTTCCAGATACTACAATCAGCCAATCGTTTCTGTCGGGGGTTCTACTCTGGATTCGTCCCGCGTTCACTGGCTGGTCAATAGTTGGAATTGGGATTCTCAACGAGGAATTTCTGTCATTGAAAAGGTTTACGAAGGGGTTATCGCGATCGATACCGCTCTATGGTCAACTACCTGTTTGATTTTTGAAATGGCTGTGAAGGTCCTTTCGACTGAGAAGCTCGACTCAACGTCTCCGGAAAAAACAATGGAATTTTTGCGGCTGCTACGGCATACGTTGTCCACTCAATCAACCGCAATCCTCGGAAAGGACGAGACGCTTACGCGTTTGGGAAATTCGGGAATTTCCGATTCCCAACTGGAAACACTGTTCTCATTTATATTTAAAATTTTAAGCGGACTTTCCAAAATTCCGACATCTCGAATTTTGGGACAAACCCAAAGTGTTATAAACATTGGAGGCGGCGGCGATTCATCGGACGTTATCAGCTATCACGAAGACGTTGCCAGATTCCAGGAGTTGAAAGTCAGATCGATCATCGAGCAGTTTATCAAACTGAGAATTAGATCGACCGAAGGCGAAATCTATAGACTCCTAAACGGAGACTATGAGTCTCTCGATTGGAAAATCAAATTCAGATCGCTCTTCAAATCCACTCCAGCTTCCGAAGCGGATACGAATTTGAAAAACGCACAATCCGATCAAATCTATGTAACGCTGGGAGTCCTGAATCCAAACGAGATTAAACAGATGAGATTTCAGGGTATGCAAAATTTCGATTATTCTGAGGACGACAACGACACGTTAGATTTCACCGAACCGGAAATTCCCAAATCAGAAGAATCAAATTCTCTTCCATCCAAGTAAATTAGCATGTTCCAAAAAACGAATATAAGGCCATTTTCCGGGGTTTTTGGACTTTGGGGGTATCTTTGGCCAACTTGCGGTTTGCTGAACAATGCTGAACAAGTTCTATTTAAAAATAACAACCTGCCTTTTGCCGTCGTAAACCCATTTTTCCATCCTGCACTGAAAAAGGGGAAAAAACTGTGTATCCGCTAAGTTTGGAACTACAATATTCCAAACTTTGGAGAGACGAGGTTTCCCGTTTTGCCAAACAGGTAAACTCTGTAATCCTCAACGGTGTTCAAACCTATTCTAAAGAGGCACGTGCAGATGGCTATTTCTTTGAGCCTGTTGTTCGGTTGGATGTTTCCGATCTCCGAGTCTTGCTCAACCAACTCAAAAATCAATATGGGGACTTTGCTCCTCGAAAAGAATTCGAATCCCAGATCAAACAAAACGTTCAAATGATCGATGCTTGGTCTCGGGACAAAACGAATTCGTTCATTAACAAGCAATATGAAAGTATGAACTCCCCGCCTCGCGCTGGAGTTGTAGGAGGTGATCGAGCCTTGTTTCGCGTTCCTGGAATTCCAGTCTCTCAAAAAGAGTCCGGCGAAATTTGGGACCGAGTTAACAAGATGATAACGGAACAATCGAGTCTTGCGTCCAACGCTTTCCGAGACCACTTCGATCGGGTTCAAAAGATCGTAACCGATGGACTTTCCAAGGGATTAAAATATCAGGACATTACTTCACAAATCCAAAACGCAACTGGAGTTTCCGAACGTCGTGCGGAGTTTTGGGCGAACGACCAAACCGGAAAATTTTTCAGCCAACAAAACAAACTTAGACAAACGAATGCCGGCTTCCCCGGCTTCATTTGGAGAACTCAAAAAGACTCTAAGGTTCGAGATTCTCATTCACATGTCGCAGATAAATTTTACAAGTGGGGAGAACTTCCCTTTGTTAATCGCAAAGGTGGGCTGCCTGCTCGACTGGCTCCCGGTGACGATTATCGTTGCCGGTGTTGGGCAGAACCGTCATGGGGACCGCAGGGATCTAAAAAGGATAATCCGAAGCCTTCTGGCCCTTCCCCCAAAATTATACTTCCCCCACGTCCTCAAACTCAATCAATCGTTCCGATTTTACATTCAGTAAATCTGAATCTTCCCGATCCGACAGTTCACGCCAACATTCAAAAAACGATTTCCGATCTGGATTCCGTTTTGAAATTTCCAAAGGATCGAGCAGGTGTTAGCGTTCATTATTTAAGCGGCTCCATGTTGCAAACGAATATTTCCGGAAGGTTTAATCCGAATACAAACCGAATTGAGTTGAATGGTTCCCACACATTCAAAGATACTTATCAGTCAACATTTGTTCATGAATTTGCCCACATGATTGATCACAATTGGATCGGCCAACCAGGGCGATACGAAAGCACCTCCTCTGAATTTGCAGAGTTTAAAAAAGTTGTCGAAAATACAGAGTTATGCAAACGACTTAAAAAAATCGGACAGACTGGAAAAATAGTCCAGCCTGGAAGTCTGCCGACTCCATTGCGTCCAGGTTTACGGAATTCGATCACGTATTTGATTTCTCACGAAGAACTTTTCGCGAGAGCGATGGAAATGTGGACAGCGCGAAAACTCAATTCGAAAAAACTGATTGCACAGATTCAAAAGAAGGGTAACATGAATTTTGTTTATCATTACTGGGATGACGACGATTTTGAATCTGTGAATTCCGTTCTTGATAAAATTTTTCTAAAATATAATTATTTAAAATGAAACGAGTTTCAAACATACTGCCAACTTTAACACCGGAGCGGGCCGCCGAGCTTTATGGAATGCTGGGCGATCCGAATGCTAACCGAAACGAGGTCGTTGCCGCAGTTATAAAAATCAAAAAGGTTTCCGAAGAGGAGGCCCAAGACATTTTTGATTTTAATCTGTCGCAGACCGCACAGATGGAATCTGATTTGCAATTCAGGAAATAAAGTAATCCATTGTATCGTTACGATTTATTTCTCACTGAAAAATTATGAAACAGTAGGAAACAAAACAGTTTCCGATTTACCTATTTTTCCATCTCTAAAAAATCTTCCTCACCTCCACTAAAAACGTCGGAAATTGCGGTCTCTTGTGTGACCTTGCGACCTTGTTTCTAAACGACAGGTGCGTTATGATCCTTTCTCGTGAAACCGGAAAACGGAATTCGTTACGATTCTGCAACTGTCGAGCTGGCAGGACTTATAGAGGATGAAGCTGTTCTTCGGTGCCCCCTCGTCCTCGCTCGTGTCGGTGTATTCCCTTATACTCACTCTGATGGAAGAATTGTTCGAGAGGCAAAATTACCGGAAGAACTTTTTAGTCCGGAAACTCTCGCGTCTATACCGGGGAGACCCATTACTAAAAATCATCCTCCTGTTTCAGACAACGACGGACTGATCAACGATACGAACTTTTCGTTATACGCGAAGGGCTGTCTCGGTGATTCCGTTCAGGTGAAGGATGATGCGATTTGGGTTAACGAAACGATTTGGGACGCAGAATTAAAAGACTCATTAAAACGACGTGATAAAGTGCAGGTATCTCCAGGTTTTCGTTCGAGACTCGATTGGACGCCAGGCACCTTCAGGGGACAACAATACGATGTTGTTCAGAGAGATATTCGTTTTAATCACGGCGCACATGTTGATAAGGGTCGCGCGGGTGATTCCGTTCGCGCCTACCTGGATCATGCCGAATTTCCGGAAGATATAAACTTTGCCGTTATCAGAACGGATTCTTTCCAAGGAGAAATTATGAAAGATGAAGAGGTAAAAGGCTCTAAAATCGCTCAAGAAGTTAAAGGATTTTTAAAACGACTCGGAGTTCGATTGGATGCAGTCGATACAACCGAAGAACCGAATCAAGATCCTACAAAAACGACCCCGACGCCCGACGATAAGAAGCCTGCTCCTTCCCAAGAAGCAGACAAAGCGAAAGACGATCTTATTAAGAACTTGTCCCAAAACCTATTTTTTAATCATTCTTAAAAGAATGATCGCGCATGAGAGTTTCAAAAAAGCGATATAATTTTCAATTTTATATTCCCAACATGTCTTGACGGCTCGAAAAGCATTAAGCCATGCGAAAGTTCTTTCAACAGTCCATCGAAATGGCTTTAACTTAGGAATGAATTCCGGACACACAGTATTTGCTTTGTTTGGAATCCTGTATCGAATATTCTTCTTTTTTAATTTGTTCTTAATTGTTTTGCTAAAGTAAGCCTTATCTAAAGAAAGAATATCGGGTTTAAGCAATTTCTTATTACGAAATACTTTAAATTTTTTTAAAGTAGGAAAGATTAGCTGAGAATCGTGAGTTCCAGCAGGAGAAATTACAAAAGCTACAGGTGCTCCACGCCGATCGACGAGAATATGCCTTTTAATGCCTCTTTTGCCGCGATCCGTCGGGTTTGGACCCGTGAAAGCCCCCCTTTGGGAGCTCTTGCGAAGCTTCCATCGGCTGCCATTCTTTTCGTTCTAATTTTAACAGAACGCTCATAAAGTTTTAATGCTTCTTTTTCAATTTTATCAAAAACTCCTGCTGCTACCCATTCTTGAAATCTTCTATGCAACGTTGATTTTGAACCGAACATCGGAGGTATATATCTCCATTGAACTCCCGTTCGAACTCTGTAAAATATCGCTGCCATGGCTACTCTATCATCTAAGCGAGGACGGCCACCTTTACTCGGATCTTGCTTATTTTTGGGAAGGAATGGCTGGAACTTTTTCCAAATACTTTCAGGTATATCAAGACGACCTAATTCTCTTTTCATACATCCAATTTTAAATTCTGAGGTTTTGGGACAAGTTCTAAGTCTTTGACCGCACAAGTCGCTACCTTGACCGACGCTCTCGCTGAAATGAAAAAACTTTTAGCGGCCGCGGTAGCACCTGCAACACAGGACGCAATCGCTCGCGATCGGATCAAGTTAGTCGAAACCGTAAAGTCAATCAAACCCGATGCAAAGACGGACGGAATTTCCGAACGAGAATTGAAAATTCTCGTAATCAAAGAAGCCTTTCCACCTGCGGAAGGAGTTCGTTTGGATTCGATGGAAGACTCAGCGTTGAATATTCGCTATGAGTCTGCTGTTGAATTAGCTCGTGAAAGAGCTTCTATTCGAGGCGGATCGAATAACCAGGAGCAGAAAAAAACAACTCCAAGGCAGGACGCTGACGGGATGGAGAAAATCCGGGCCGACCGTTTAAAACTGAATGAAAGAGGAGATAAGTAAATGAAAAATTTGTTAAGTTTTTTGACGTTACTTTACGTTGTAAGTTTCGGAATTTCATATTTCGACGTCATTCCGAACGAATTCGTAAACGTATTTTTCCCGTTCGGTGGGACTGCGTTACTCGCACTCCTTGGAACTCCGGTTCCTGAAGGCGGATTGCACAACGAACAACCCGGAGTATTGGGAACCTCATCCAGAGATTCGAACGATGAACGCAAACGGGGAAGCGTTGCGTCCGTCGGAAGATTGCCTTTCGGTTCCGCTGTCATGCTTGTGTCAGGGGGTGAAGGGATCTCGGTCGTAGGCGCTGACGCCGTTCAGGATGCAAAAGACGTAGGTTCTGGAAATGCAGGAATTCGAGTTACAACTCGCTCTCCTATGAAATGGGCATCGATCGCGATCGTAAATCCTGGAACGAACAATGCGGCGTTAAGTGTAGCCGTTGCCGGCGAAGGAACTCAAGACGTTCCCTATCAAATTACAATTAACGCTGCGACAAACGGATCTTCGGCAATTGCTTCAACGGCTTTGCAAATCAAATCCGCATTGGAAGCAGATACTACGATTAACGGAATTCTGCTCGTTGAATTGCTCGGTGATGGTTCGGGAGTCGTTCCGGCATTTACTATGACTGCATTGACTAAGATTTCCGCTGATCTCCGTTTTGATGGAGTGACTTCCTTTTCGAGGTCTGCGGGTGACTTAAAGAATCTTGCCTATGCTGACGGTGAACTTTGCACCTTCTTTGAGAAAGGATACGTTTGGGTTCCTTGTGAGGAGCCTACAACTGAATTTGATCCGGTCCGCATCAGAGTGGTTCGAGAAGGAGCAAGTGTAGCAGGTTCTTTCCGTAAGACCGCCATTCCCGGCAAAACGGCCCTTATCAGCGGAGTGAAGTTTGCATCTAACCGAGGCGTCGGAATAGCCGAACTGAATCTCGTATCCGGATTCTACACGATTACATTGGATAACTAAGGAGGTTGTCAATGGGTGATGAAGCAATTTATAGAAAAGAAGACTCAGAGTATATTCAAAAGCGAATTATAACCGCTCGCAAAAACGAACTTGTAGCAAGGTCCTTTCTTCCAATCGACGAAGATACTCCGTCGTATTCGCTACGATATACCGTCGAACACGTAGAGGATACGGGTTCGGCTCGTATTCGCGAAGCCGGTTCCGATTCGGATGGAATGCCCCTGATTGGAGAAAAGGCCGGGACACAAGGGGATGCGCTTTTTGTAATCGAGGCAGGATTTAAAATCACACGCGATGATCTGGAGGCGGCGGAAGCTCGTCGTCAATCCGGGAAAGGAAGTGAATATCCTGTATCCGATAAACGATTGGATGGAACCAGACGATTCATTGCTGAACAAGAAAACGGAATCATTTTCAACGGTCTTAAGTTAGCTGGAAAAATCATTAAGCCGGGCTATTTCAACTGGCCCGGTATAAACGAAGGGCAAGTTGCGGATTCCGCATCCTCTCAATCCGGTATCAAGAAGAGACTTTGGAAGTATAAAACTCCAAATCAAATTCTTGCGGATATTGTCGATGCAAAGGAGGAGCTGGAGGGTGATGGTAAATATCATGCCGCCGGTATCCTGATCGATGATCGGGATTATATGCGTCTACTCATGCCTGTTACCGAAAATTCAACTGTAACGACCCTACAGTGGCTTTTACAAAACAAGGATGTCTTTTTTCCTCGGGGGTTTATTCGAACTAAAAATTTAAGTTACGATATTTTGGGAAAAACGATCGGTAACGATTCCGTCGGTGGATTTTGCATTTTCGATGATGCAGCGGATGTTGCGGAAATGATTCTGGCGAGAGATCTTGAAGTGATCGAAGGGGATTGGGACAAATTCTCAGGAAAAATGAAGGTTCGCGCCGAACAGAAAACCGGCGGTGTGCATGTTCATAAACCTAAAGGTATCGTGATGCGTTACGGAACCAATACGGTTAAAACCGTTTAAGGATCTGATACCATGAGAGCAAGCATAGCCGAACTTAAGGATTATGTCGGTGATCCGATCGCTGAGGTTTCAGACGGAACACTCCGTTTGTATCTCGACGAAGCCGCTGACAGCGTGATTGATAACACTGGAATTTCGGAGTCACATCCGAGATTCAATGTGCTTCACCGTTCTTATGCGGCTGTCTTGCTCTTCAACAACAACCAAATGAGAAACGAAGTCATGGCTGAATCCGTTGACGGGGTTTCTCGCAACTACGATACGAACATCGCACCAGGTATGCAAGTATCGTGGCTCGATATGTATAACAAGAAACGGACGGAAATCCTCGGATTCAAAGGCAGGCTTGGATAATGCCTGCTATCATTGAAGACACAACGAATCTTGGTGAACTGATCAAGGGTTTGGAACTCATCGAGTCTGCAACAATAACCGTAGGGCTCGTCGGATCTGTGGATAGCGATTTACTTGTAATTGCGGGAGCCAACGAATTCGGTGCAGTGATCAGACCAAAGAATTCAAAATGGCTGACAATTCCGCTTCATCCTGAACTAAAAGGAAAGAGTCCTCGGAGTATTCCCGGACTTAAGTTCATACCACCACGAAACGGAAAGTCCGCATTCTTGGCAAGGGATGAAGGTGGAAAACTCGAACCGCTTTTCATTCTCACGAAAAAGGTGGTCATTCCGGAACGTTCCTGGTTACGCGGAACATTTGATTTACAGTCCTTTCAAGATGCCGTTATGGAAGAATTCGAAAAGGGAATATTTGATTTCTTTAATGGTGAAATTGAGGCCATACAAGTTTTGCACCGTGTAGGGTTACGAGCAGTCTCCGAAATCAAAAACCGAATTGTAAATAACGATCCTCCATTCCAGGAGCTTTCCGGATTGACTTCAAGTTTGAAAGGAAACGCGAAGCCGCTTCGAGATACATTGAGATTCTTCAATGCGATCAATTACGCGATCAACGGGCAGGTAGCGGCATGAGCCTTACAGGTGTTTCTGACTCTCTTAAGCCGTTTATTCGCCCGGTTGTGTATTACAAGAAGGTGAAAACGAAGAACGCAAAGGGCGAAGTCATCACTACATACGAAAGCGGAATTCCTTTGGATCTTCCTGTAACGACTGTCAGCACGAGACAACTGATCGCGATGACGGAAGGAATGTATACTTCGGAGGATAGAAATTTCTATCAGCTCGGGAATGCACTTCCAATTGATTATGAAGACAAGTTCGAATTCAACGGAGTGAAATACATCGTTTCGATGATTAAAGATATGACCTTTGAAGCTGGATTCATTCGCTATGTCTGCAAAAAGGAGATTCGTAAATTATGAAATTTGAAGATATTAGATCCGTGATGGATAAACTTCAAGCATCGCTCGAAGTAGATTATCCCGGAATCAAAATTGAGTTAGGTGATCAGAACGTCGAGACTCCTGAATATCCTTTCGCCTCGTATAAGGTTCTTGTATTGAATCAAGATCCGACAACGTCCGCGTCTTCCTGGATGGAAGCAACGAGCGCGGAAGACTTCAAACGAGTCTTTCGGAAAAATCAAAAGGCATCGATCAGTCTCGCATTCCTGCATAACTCATCGATTGCTACGTGTTGGGATTTGTGCCAGAAGACTGTCGATTGGTTCGATTCAATCGAAGGAATGTCGGAATGCGAAACGTTCGGGATCACACCACAACTCATAACTGGTGACGTGCAAGACAGAACCACCGTATTGGAATCAACGCAATACGAATACAAGGCGGGATTTGACGTTATGTTCAAATCCAGGAAGTTCAACGAAACACAAGGCAAAACAACCGCAAGCGCGCCGTCGGTTGAATTGGAGGAAGCATGAGCGCACAAACAATTTCAAAAATCGATCCGATTTCGATCAATATATTCCTTAGAAACACTCCTGTCTCTCAAATGGGATTCGGGCTTCCGCTCATTCTCGGAGTAAAAGCACCGATCTATTTTCTTCAAATCGGAAGCGCGTCGAGTGGACTCATTTGGAAATCCGCAACCCCGGGCGTTGTGTTTATCCAAGTGAAATATATAATCGCAGGAAATAATACGTCTCTGAGTATCGTTCGCTCCGGAACTGGAACGGAAAACGATCCGTATGTGATTACGGTCAACGTTGCAACGAACGGAAGCGGAATCGCAACGTCTACGGCGCATCAAATCAAACTCGCAGCGGAGGCGTTTTCGAATATCGCAGGTGCGACGAAAATTGTGGACGTCGTTGAAGTTGCAAGCTCCGGAAGCGGAGTCGTTCCCGCATTTACTCAAGCGGCCCTCGGTTATGAACGATACATGGAAATCACTTCCGCGAATGATCTTTTGAAACTCGGATTTCTTTCAACGGATAAAGAAACGGATAAGGAATACATTCAGGCCGCACAGATGTTCCGGCAAACTCCGAGACCTAAAACGGTAGCGGTCTTTTTGCTCACTTCGTGGGCAAACGCGGCCACCGAAATCGCGGCGCTTCGAAACTCAGGAAAAGACAGTTGGTTTAAAACTGTTGCGACTACGCATAATAAAAACGAAATCTATGCGTTAGGAGACTATCTCGCATCGATTGAAAGGATGTTTTTCGCATGCACGGACGACATTACCGCGCTTGTGGGTAGAAATTCCATCTGGGAATATATAACCATTCACAAAAATCCTGATTCCTTTCCGGAGGCCGCATGGGTTGGAAATACTTCTCCTCGAAGAGTGGGATCGTATAACTACGCGTATTTGCCTCTTGACGGAGTTGAGAATTCCGGATACACGAACTCTCAAACGAGTTCGATTTTTTCGGACAGAGGAAATCTCATCGTCGACTTCGGAGGGGCACAGGTTCCGTTTCCTGGAATCTCAACCGGAAACGTTTACGCGGACGTAGTTGAAAACCGGGTTTGGTTGAAAGCACGGCTCCGAGAAAACATCACGAGTCTATTTCTAAACTCTGATGTGGTTCCGTATACGATTCAAGGAATTCAGATGATAGAAGCGCGGATGCGAGAAGTTTTCGTTCAAGCCGGTCGTCAAGGAATCATTGCGCGTGTCGAAACGGACGCAGACAAAGCTCGTTCCGATTTGGGAGACTATCAATACAAAATCAACTTACCCGAAACGATCGATGAGATTCCGACGAACGATCGGAACAATCGTATTTTGCCTAACGTCACGTTTTCGTGTCGTCTCCGAGGAGCAATCAACGAAGTCGACATCAACGGTGAATTAACCTAAGGAGTATTCAGGAATGAACGGAATTTGGGATCCAAAAAAACTCAACGTAAACTGTAACGGACGTGAAGTTTCAGGAATGAGCCAAGTGGATGGCTTCTTTAAAATCGAACCCGTTACGAAAGAATACATCCTATCTCAGGTCGGAATCAAAGGCGATTGGAATATCTCCGAAGTCTACGACGGAAGAGTAAAACTTACGATCGTCCTGATGGGAGATTCTCCCGAGAACGAATTCTTTTTCGCAATGGGAGAAGGACGTCTTCCGTGTGTGTTCACGATGAAAGACAAATCGGACGGAGGCATGTTAGGTTTTTCCGCACAGGGAAGAGTTTGGGAACGACCAACGATAGAGCGCGGTAAGGAATACAAGGACCGGACTTGGGTTTTTCTTCTGCCGGATTACAAAGGAGTTTTGACAACATGACGCATAATATAAAAAGCACTGGACCGGCATCAGGTGGAGACGAATCGAAACTGATCAGAACAGATTCAAAACCGCAAATGGAATCCATACCATCCGACCCGATTCTTCTGGAAGTTGACGACGACGCGAAAGTCGCAACCGTTCATTTTGTGGATGGCCGTAAATACAAACTGCAACATCCGGGAAATAGAAAAGCTCTTCGGTGGAGACAGGACTCTATCAGCCTGACAGACGGTTTGAAACAAGACAGTCTGCTCGATCAGTTTTTCAAATACTGTGTCGTTGCATTCGGGCATACATTTCAACCTACGTTAGACACAATCGCTCCGAACCATGTGGAGGTATGGTTGCGACTCGCGAATCGATTTCTTAAGTGGGAGTTGGAATAATCGATTTCCAAATTTTGAAGAGGTCCCTTCGGCAAACGAATTCATGAAATGGATAGACGAAGAGGTTGATCGAGAGATTCAAATTTGGAAACCGTTCCTACTGGGAGTTGCTCATTTTAGTCAAACTGAGATTGAAGAGGCTTCGACAGTCGCGTATGCAAAAATCATGGAAGTCGTAGACCGAAGAAAGAAACGGGAAGCGGAAGAAAAAATGGACGAACTGAAAGTTTTGGCAAAACTCATTCGAGGTTAAAATGTCTCTGAGACAATTAAATGTAGCTCTAAATCTCAAAGAAGGTTCTGCAACGGATGCACTGAAAGAAGTTAAAGACGAGTTAGACTCCGTAAAAACTCAGTTTGCGGACCTCGGCGGGGATCTGGATTTGTTTACGGATACACAAGCCGCCGCCTTTAAAGAGTTTGGTGAATCGATCGGAGATAGTCTTGCGGGGAAAGTTGACCCGGCCATTTCCGAACTTGCTAAAAAGTTCCATACGACCGAATCGAACATAGAGCGTTTGATTTCAAAATCCCGTGAGGATTTGAAACTGGATTCGGAACTGATCGCCACCGCAAAGGCCGCAGGACTCACAGACAAAGAACTCGAAAAGCTCAATCAGGAAATGTCCGGCACTGCAAACAGTGCGGGTTCCCTCTCCGGAATGCTCAGGCAAGTCGCCGCGATCGGTATCGCGTTCGCTGTGGGATCGTTCGCAACGGCTTCCATTGAGGCCGCCACTGCATTAGAAAAGCAGAATGGAATTCTCCAGACTCTTTCCGGATCCCAGTATCCAAAACTTCAATCTGCAATTACGCAAACGATCCAAGATTCGAAAGGGCTGGCTTCGGAAGGGAGCCTTTCACAGGTCGCAAACGACGCAATGAAAGCGGGAATGTCCGTCGATTTCATTTCCAAAAATCTTTCCGGGCTCTCTCAAGTTGCCGAGGTGACCGGTTCCGATCTGTCTTCTTCGATGGCCGAAGCGTATCAATCCATTCAAACCGGCTCCGACGATTTTCTGAAAAAGAACAAAGCACTCTTCTCCTCATATACCAAAGAATTCAATCAGATCAATAATTCAGCGATGACGGAAGTCTCTAAGCGTCTCGCGAGAGAAAAACTCATATCCTCAGCGCTCAAAGAGAATGCCGCGTTGCAAGATGCGTATGGATCACACCTGAAATCTGCGTCTGCAATTTTTCAGTCTTACAATCAACGTATGGGGGATCTCAAGGTAATATTTGGAAAGGTGCTTCTCGAAGGAATGAAGCCGTTCCTTGCGACGTTTGTGAGTATATTAGAATATTTTACTGTTGGAGAGGACTCGGTCAATCGAGTCAAAGGGGCGTTGGTTATATTCGGTTCGGTGTTTACGGGCGTGTTGGTAGCCATTGCCGCGAAGATGGCCATTACATCCGCCGCTACCGCCGGCGGAATGATTCCCGCTCTCTACGGAATGGCAGTTGCCGGCTGGGCCGCGATCGCTCCTTGGATTCCTTTTATTGCGTTAGGCGCGGCTGTGGCCGCAACCATCGCCGCGATCGTTTTGATCGTTGATGATCTTCTCGTCTGGATGGATGGAGGTGAGTCGATTATCGGAGATTTCCTTGGTCCATTCAAAGATTTTGATATTAAAAAGATCTTCGGGCAAGCGTTTGATTATTTAATCAATCTCGCAAAAAAATACGGGAAGCAGCTTATCACCGCACTCTTTCCCGTTTCGTTTATCTCCGCTCACTTCGATGAAATAATTGAATGGTTTAAATCCCTTCCTGAAATCATGGGAAATCTATTTAAAGACATAGGCCCAAAGATCAAAGAAGCTTTTTCTGGAATTTTACCTTCCGGGATCTTCAATTTTGGAAAACCAGGAAAGGCGGATAACGTTACAAATGTTCATGATGCAATCATTACAAAATCCGGCAAAGTGATCCATACACATCCGGACGACAATCTCGTCGCAGTAAAAGACCTCGGATCCTTGGGACGGTCTAAATCCTCCGGAGGGATCGTTGTCAATATCGCAAATGTTGTCCTGGGAGCGGGCTCTCCATCAGAAAACGCTCATATATTTGCTGAGTATTTAGAAAGAGAGTTGGAAAAAATCGCGATTAAGATCGGCCTTGGCTCCGGTCTGTCGCCGGAGGCAATGTAATGGGAATATTGACTGGACGAGATACGATCGCACTCACGGACGGCGACGATGAAATCGAACTCAACGTGTCTGTGGAGTTGCAACATAGCTATCCCGCAGAGGTCACACAACATCCGATTGAAAAGGAGAGAGGAAAGACGTCCGTTACGGATCATGTCATTCCAGGACAAAGGGGAATTTCGCTCAGTGCTATCCTTTCAAATTCCATCACTATATTTTCTTTCCGTAACGTAACAGTAGACGAAAAATTAGAAACCTTGGTCCGTTGGCAGACAAATGGAACGTTTGTGACACTGCTTGGCTATACCACCGACGGCGTCTTTACAAAGCTACTGTCTCTACTCCCGTCGTTCTTTCGGTATGTTCCGCCCGATGATCCGAACAAACAATATTTAGGACGCTCGATGGATGAAATCCCAAACCTACTCATCGGAGACATTACATTTTCTGAATCTAAGGACGCGGGTGATGACGTTAGTCTCAGTCTGTCGATCTATCCGATTCAAATCGTAGAGGCAAAGACGAGAGAATTGAATCCGGTCAAATCCATGGGAAAACAACCAACCAAAGAAGTGAACGTAGACCCAAGTAAAATGAATCCTGCTAAAACAAAGAGTTTTTATAAAGCAGCGACCTCAGGTAAATAGAAAATGACAACGTTTAGATACATACCGTTTAACTCTAAAACCTTTCCGGTTCATTGTGAATACGAAATTGATGGGACGGACTACGAGCTTGAATTCAACTACAACGACATCGGCGACTTCATCACAGTCCTCGCTCGAGATTCTGCAAACAAGATTTTGTTTTCAACAAAACTCGTTTACGGTATTGCGTTGAACCACTTCGTAGTCGATGGATTTCCGAATCATATCAAATTGATTCCTCTTTGTCTCGATGATCTATACCGCGAAGGGTATTCCGACATTCCTGTCAATAGAGAGACACTCGGGTCTACGGTTCAAATCTATATCTTCGAGGACGCCGTATGATCGGAAATCCGAAACTTTACGGACGAGTGGCGTCTCTTGAAATTCTTCCCAAAACGGGCTTAGGAAAGGAGTTCACCTATCCTCCGTTTGATATGGAATTCGAATCTGATTTAGAGAAATTGAATATAACAAAAGTTCAATTATTCAACGTGAATGACGATACGATGGAAATGGTAGGAGCAAAGGCTAAGGGAAAAGGATTCCTATATCCAACAGCCATGTTGAGCGCGGGGTATAAGGATGAGAACGGCCTTGTTGTAAGCGGTGAAGTGATTTTTCCCAGAATGAAACAGGAGGGACCGAATAAGATTTTAGAATTCACTATCTCGGCAAACGCCGGTTCCTGGAATAGTTTCTATATCATGAAAACGTATAGCAAACTTCCGGCGCAAACCGTTATACTCGATATCCTAACGCAAGGTAATATCAAACCGGGAACGATTCTCTTAGGTGAAAACAAAATTATCAATTTCAGCGCGACGAGAACATTAGGAGAATGTATCAAACGTTTTTGCGAACTGACTGAGTCGGAGTATTGGATAGAAGACGGCCTTTTGCATATCTCCCCACTCGATCCTCCTTCTAAACCGAGCACTATTTTCTTAGACAATTCGTCCGGGCTGATCGGAGTTCCGGAGAAGAATCAAAAGACCTGGAAGGTTGCGAGTCTATTTCGTCACAAGTTCAAACTAAATCAGGTGATTTCTGTGAAAGGAGGAAGTTTAGACGGAGAATGTAGAATCGTAAAAGGCAAACATAGATTTTCAACGTTCCAAACTACAAACTATACGGAGCTTGAGGTCCGTCCGTTATGATTTCTCTGGAGGATGCAATCCTAAAGGCAATCCAGAAAAGCCTCACTCAGGTTCAGGTCGGTCTTCCGGGAACGATAGAATCGTTTAATCCCAGCCTAATGACAGCTAACGTAAAACTGCCCTTCAAGCAAAAAGACGGTCAAGGACAAGAGATTGATTTTCCGGTTCTTTCAAATATTAGAGTCGGAACACTTTGGGCCGGTGATTTCTATATCAAGCCGGATTACAAACGAGGCGATAGCGTTTGGATTTCGTTTTCAACTTATGATATGTCAGACGCAGTCCGTGGAATTTCAGCAGTCGCCTCCGAGTCGTTATTCGATCTTCAAAGTGCGTGTGTGGTTTGTGGATTTAAAAAAGAAATAGATCCGCCTGCGACAACCGCAAACCTTTCGGGACTCTTGATCGGACACAAACAAGGAAAGTCTCTGATTCAATTGGATGACGACACGATTAAAATTCGTGGCGGACTGATCGATCTTTCAGAGTCAGCCGTATTGGGTGAAACTCTATCACAATTTCTTAAAATGATTTTGGACGTTTTTATAAACAACGCTTCTGCGTTCACAACGAATACGGTTCCCGGATCGCCGGCGGGCCTATCGCCTGCGATCGTAACGGCATTGACTGCGCGTAAATCGGAAGTTGATCAAATCCTCTCTCACAAGGTGAAGATCGGATGAAGGGCTTGAAGATCGAGAACAACGACATCGCTCGAGCAAGTGGAAAGCCGGTTGTCATAGACGGATTGGAATACTACTCGCAACGTATAAAACATTCAATCAGACTGTCTCTCGGAGAATCTGTCTATGAACCGTTGACGGGGGTCGACTGGAATACGATTTTCTCAAGTAAGATTCCTGAAACCAGAGTCCTTTTAGAAATCCGGAAAGTTTTACAACGAGATCCAGAAACCATTTCGGTGGAAAACATTGAAATCATAGACGAACTGAGTAGTAACAGAACTTTGAATATTCGTTTTTCTGCAATCACTGTTCACGGTGTAATTACGGGAGAAATATAATGGCCGTTACTCCACAGGGATTCATACGCAAAACAAGGGACGAAATCATTTCCGACTTGGAAGCCAAATATAGAACGCAACTGGGATCTGACATCGACCTGTCGATTGTCAGCGAAGATGGAGTGAGAATGAGAATCCTCGCGGATGAGTTGGGAGAAATTCACAAACTGGCAGAAGACGTTTTCTATTCGATCTTTGCTCATACCGCAACCGGCGTTTCGTTGGATCGAGTTTTGAATCCTCTCGGTTCCGAACGTCAACCAGCCAAACGAGCAATCGTAGGTTTGCGTTTTTCCGGCGTAAACGGTTCGTTTGTGAATATAGGAACGATTTGTCAGACCGGCAGCGGAATCCAGTTCATTACGATCGAATCCGGAACTGTTTCCGGAGGAAGCGTTTTACTCAACGCGCAAGCTCTCAATATTGAATATGGTATTTCGGGCAACGTAAGCGCAAATTCGATCACAACGATCAATACGGCTCTCACCGGAATCGATTCTGTAACAAACCCGGAACCGGCGCGAGGTGGCAGAGTGATCGAAACAGATTCGGAATATCTAAACAGGTTTATTGATTCCGGAATCAACGGCGGAAGTTCGGCCGCAAACGTTCAAGGCGCGTTAAATAATATTGAATCGGTTCTATCCGCGAAGGTTTACGAAAACGTAACTGATTTTGTAGATATTGAAGGACGCCCACCTCATTCTATGGAGGCAGTAATCGAAGGCGGCACACCGGCGGAAATAGGAGATTGTTTTCTCAAGAACTGGCCGGGTGGTATCGAGTCGTTGGGATCGAATTTAACAACTCTCATTGATAACAAGGGAGTTCCTCGAACATACTATTTCAATCGTCCTACCGATGTTACTATCTTCGTGAAAATCGATATTCTGCGAGACCTGGCTCTTTGGGAAACCGGTTCTGAAACGATTGTCAAAACGAATTGTATCAAGGTGATCGGTGGCGTTGATGCGATCGGTCCGATTTCCACTTCTTACAAAGGTGATGGAACAGGTGAAGATGTTTTCGCATGGAAGCTGATCGCGGCACAGAGCGGTCTGTCCGAATACGATTCCGTTAAAGTTCATGGAATCAAATCTATGGCAGTTAGAGTCTGTCTGTCTGCTCCTGCGACGTTAGATGAACTTGTTATTAGCAGTCGACAAAGAGCAAAACTTGTCACCGCAAACATTCAGGTCAACTTTCTATGAAGACGATCGAAGAAGTCCTTCAAAAATATCCGACGTCTCTTTTTAACCGTGATCCTGATTCTGAAATCGGTAGGAAATGGAAAGCGGATCTTGAATTGTTAAACGAAGTTCGAACAACACTCGAATCCATTAGAGGCATTTCGGATTATAGAATTCAAAACGGTGCTATTCTCGACTTGATAGGAAAGAATCTTAAACAGCCTCGCAACGGAATGGATGATTTTAGATATCGAATATTCCTTTCGATTGCAAGACAGAAGCAAAAATCGAAAGGCGACATTCATTCGATGAATGAAATCGGTTCTCAAATTCTCGCTGGGACTGGAACATTATACGAAATTCAAGAATTATGTTATTCAGGTGTTCCGATGTATCTGGACGGTTCCCTGACGTTGAATGGAGAATATCCTCTTTCCGGAAGTTCAAAGAGACCCGCGACGATTCGAGTCATATTTTCAGGTTCAATCGATACAGTCGTTGTAAGTCCAGAATTCAACAAGGCAATCTCGCAGATCCGCGCCGGTGGTGTTCGTTCGATTATAAATTATCGATTTGAGACTTCTACTTTGAATGGACGGCTATATGGCTCTGCTCTTCGTTCATCCGTATTTGACGGGACGTGGCCGCTCAATGGATTTACAATTCTCTCCGGAGCAAACGTCGGAATCCAACCGTTTGAAATTGGGTTTGGAATAGGCGGCATTGTATCAGGAACGCCTCGCGCTCCACAAGAAACGGATACGGGTTTGCAGAACGAAATTTTTAGGAAACTCGTAGAAATTCAAAACAATCCAGATGGAACAAGAAGTTTCAAAGCTACAATCAAGCAATCCGAATTGATTGGGCAAAGTATCAACGAGCTGGCGTTATTTGACGAGGACGGAAATTTGCTTTTTCTCAAAACTTTTCCACCTAAGCCAAAGGATAATTTAATAGTTTATGATTTCGTAATCAATGAGGAGTTCCAATGATTCAAATTCTTGTCAGAGAGACCACGATTGAAATTGCAGGGAAAGAGAAAGCAAGAATCGAAATGCTTCCGGTTGCAGTGTTTTCGGATCATTCTAAACTCTTGCAATATTGTGAGACTAAAGGTTTTCAAAAAAATGGAAATGGACTTGAGTCTGAATTCTGTCGGGAAATGGATTTGAGACAAATGAAAGAGCACGTTCGATCCTATTTTAAGATCGAACAACCTTTTAAATTGCAGGAACGATTTGTAATTTTTGAACAGGAGTTAAAGTAAGAAAATGGCGGTATTTAATTCGACAAAAACCAGAACGTGGTCTAAAAATACACCAGCGGACGGCGATTTGATTGATGATGAGATTGATCGTCTCTATGAGAATGATCAGTATTCAAAGGATCGCTCCGATAGCATCACCACGAATGTTTTAAACCTCCTAATCCCTCTCGGTGGAGTTAGAGAGGATAATTTAGATCAGCTCGATTCCAATTATTTCAAAGATGCGAACGGGCAGGCAATATCTCGATCGATATTCGCAGCTCTGTGGAATCTGGTCCACAAAACTGTTTCGGGAATCAATCCGTCTACTGATCGAATCAGTATCTCTGCACACGGTCGCACAGAAGGTAACCTGGTCAAATTCTCATTTTCGGGCGGAGGGATTACCGCATTAGTAAAATATTATGTTCGCAACCCGACTGCGAATGACTTTCAGATCTCTGCAACGGCGGCAGGGGCGATCATCGACTTAACCTCGAATCAAACAGGAGATTGTATTGTTGATACGGAGTTTGGTTTCGGAGATGGCTCGACTACGTTTAATATACGAGATAGAAAAGGGGTTTTTGTTCGAGGTGCCGGAGTTCAC